TTGAACCTACACCTGAGTTTATGGCTATCAAGGATCAGGTCGTGGACACGGCAGAGCTATTTAGTCCTATTGCTTATCCTATGCTGATTGAACCGAATGATTGGTCCAATGAACGTGCTGGTGGTTATCCCTTGAATGAGGTAATGCGTGGCCACGACATGGTTAGGCGAGGTCAGTTACGTGTACAGGGAGAAACACCAATCAACTTCTTGAATAAGATTCAAAAGGTTGGTTATGTACTTAATCCGTTCACAATCATGGTTGCTGAGCAACTGTATGAGCGTGGGATTACAGTAGGTAAGTTTATCCCTATCATTGAATATGATCTACCCAATAAACCGTTTGATATAGATACTAATAAAGAAGCACGTCAAGGTTATAAACGTGACTGTGCTGAGGTCTATAACAAACGTGCTGATAGTTTCAAGCGTTCTTGTAGAACAAGGATGACAATGGAAGCAGTCAAGTTATTCAAGGACAAGAGAGAGTTCTTTATTCCTTGGTCATTTGATTACAGAGGTAGAGCGTATCCAATACCTGCCTTTTTGACTCCACAAGATACTGACTTTGGTAAGTCATTACTTAAGTTTAGTAAAGAGTCATTGATGGTAGAGCATGCTGAGGAATGGTTAGCATTCCATGTTGCTACAACATATGGTCTGGATAAGGCACCCATGAACGAGAGATTACAATGGGTGGCTGATAACCATGCGGTGATTTCTGCGGTGGCTACAGATCCGATTGCTAACATCTCTGAATGGGAATCTGCCGATGAACCTTGGCAGTTCCTAGCAGCATGTGATGAGTATTATCATTGTGTTATTAACTGTGATCGAAATTACACTTCTCTGCCAGTTGCAACTGATGCCACCTGCAGTGGTCTACAAATACTCGCCGGACTATGCAGAGACGCAGGAACTGCGCGTCTTGTCAATGTCCTGCCAGGAAGCAAACCCGCCGACGCCTATGCCGTCGTCGCCGAGCACGCTAAACCAAACGTCCCTGTAAGTATTCAACCTTACATGGACAGGAAGACAGTCAAACGTGTTGTCATGACTGTCCCATATAATGCTAAGCCACACTCTAATCGTCAGTACATCAGAGATGCATTGATTGAGAAGGGTGTTGAACAAGTAGACAAGGACGACCTGACACAAACAGTCAAAGCAGTCCGTGATGCAATGCATGAGATCGTACCTGGTCCCATGATGGTCATGACATGGATTGAAGCTGAGGTCACTAAAGCTATCAAGAGAGGTGAGACTGAACTCACATGGTGTACTCCATCAGGTTTCGTGGTAACACAGAAACTGATGAAGAAGCTATTTGAGAGAGTACAACTTCAATTGATGGGTAAGGTAAACATGAGAGTTGCTGTTGGAGATAGCGATGAGGTTGATATCAACCATCATAAGAACGCTACTGCTCCTAATCTAATCCACTCATTAGATGCTTCATTGTTACACCTGTCTGCTCTTAGATTTGATGCACCCATTGCACTGATACATGATTCAGTGTTGTGTCGTGCAACTGATATGGGTTCCCTGTCTGAGATAGTTAGGGAAACCTACATGCACTTGTTTAGTGATCATGACTTTCTTGAGTCATGGTCTAAACAGATAGGTGCTGAAACTAAACCACCGATGATCAATACTCTGGAAGCAGAGTCGGTCATTGAATCCACTTACTTCTTTTGCTGATGCCACGTAACACTATTGTAACCGAACAGCCTGTTGTCCTGGAGGGATTCCAGGCTGTGATGAAACCAAGCAAGTTTGGATATTCCCTTGCTACTGTTGTTGATCAATCAATGGTTGATCGTCTTGAGGAAGATCGTACGGAATCCCTTAAGTGGGCTGAATCTAAACTCAAGAACCCTAAGCGTTCTACCCTGAAGCCTGAGCCATGGGAAGAAGTTGCTGATGGTAAGTATAAAATCAAGTTCTCTTGGAATGAGGAGAACAAGCCACCCGTTGTTGATACTGAAGGTGTGCAAGTAACTGATGAGAACACTCCTGTCTACAGTGGTGCTACCGTCAAGATTGCCTTCTATCAGAAACCATATATCCTACGTGATGGTGTCACCTATGGCACATCATTGAAGCTTGTAGGTGTACAACTTGTGTCATTGAATAGCACTGCTGGCGTGGACACAGGTGATATGAACACCGAGGACGTGGCAGAACTCTTTGGTAAGACCCAAGGATTCAAACAATCTGAACCCAATGTCACACCATCTGAAGATGAAGTTGACTTCTGATGGCGTTCAGATCAGGACTGGAAGAGAAAGTTGCTGATCTAATGGTTGAGCTGAATGTCAAATATGAATATGAATCTACCAAGATTCCATACGAGATTCAGTTCAACTATACACCTGATTTCTTGTTACCTAATGGTGTCTACCTTGAATGCAAGGGATACTGGGAAGCAGAAGATAGGCGTAAGATCAAAGCAGTAAAACAACAACACCCTGATATTGATCTACGTATGGTTTTCCAGTCACCGTACAACAAGATTAGTAAGAAGAGTAAAACTACCTACGCACAATGGTGCGATAAACATAATATTCCATGGACAAGTTTTCATGACATACCACTCAACTGGCTCGTCTGAATTCTTGAGACATGATCCATGTACCACGTGTGGCTCGTCTGATGGACTAGCTGTCTACTCTGACAACCACACGTTTTGTTTTGTATGTCAACAATGGACACCAGGCAACAATTCACAATCATCGCAAACCAGCTCATTCCGTATGAACTACAGAGGCTCGGCAACCCGCTTGAACAAGCGCGGATTGTCCGAGAAAACATGCGAAAAATACAAGATATACCGAGAAGGTAATATCTTACGGTTTTATTACCACAACAAGAATGGTCAGCCTATTGGTGCTAAGGTACGAACAGCTGACAAGGACTTCACCTGGGAGGGTGAGTCAGATGGATCTTTCTTCGGTCAACACCTTTGCAGAGGCAAGGGTAAACGGATTGTCATCACTGAGGGAGAGATTGATGCAGCAACCTATGCGGAGTTATATCCAACATGGGATGTCGTATCACTACCTAGTGGTGCAGCCGGTGCAAAGAAAGCCATCCAAAAGAACCTAGAGTTTCTTCAAGGATATGAGGAAGTACTACTATGGTTCGACAATGATGAACCGGGTCAGGAAGCCGCTAAAGCAGCTGCTGGTGTGTTACCACCTGGCAAGGCATTCATCGCCCGTCTAGAGGCTTACAAGGACCTCTCAGACGCATGGCAGGAGGGAGACCAAACTGCTATTGACAAAGCATTCTTCAATCGTCAGGAATACAGACCTGATGGTATTGTAGAAGGTAAGTCACTCCTTGAGTTAGTCACTACACCACAACCACCAAATGACTACGACTACCCATTTCAAGGACTACAACGAATCCTACACGGCATACAGCTTAACTCACTTGTCTGCATTACTGCAGGATCTGGTATCGGAAAGTCCAGCTTCTGTCGGGAACTTGCAACTTCTCTATTACAAAAAGGAGAACGGGTCGGTTACTTGGCTCTTGAAGAATCAAACCGCCGTACAGCTTTAGGCTTAATGTCTGCTGCTGTAGGCAAACCATTACACTTAGGAGAACATGACCACAAGACGTTGGTGCAAGCCTTTGATTCAACAATGGCTAATTGGGATTGCTATCTTTTCGATGGCTTCGGTAGCTATGATCCCGATGTCATTTATAATCGGATCGAGTATTTGGCGAGTGGTCTCGACTGTAAAATCATCTTCCTTGATCACTTGTCCATCCTGTTATCAGGGTTAGATGGTGATGAGCGTAAGATGATCGATCAGACGATGACTCGTCTACGCTCACTAGTTGAACGCACTGGCATTGTGTTATTTCTTGTCTCCCACTTACGACGTACTACATCAGACACTAATCATGAAGAGGGAGCAAGAGTTACGCTTGGACAACTGCGAGGAAGTGCTGCGATTGCACAACTTTCTGACGCAGTCATTGCGCTCGAAAGAGATCAGCAGAGTGGATCTAGTAACTCTGCGACAACTGTGCGAGTCCTCAAGAATCGCTATAGCGGCGAAACTGGCATCGCATGTACATTAACGTATGATCTGAACACTTGTAAGTTCAATGAAACAGAACCAGAAAGGGACTTCGATCCAACAACAGACTTTTGAATCACCACATCAGCAAGCTATGCTGACACGACCCAACCCACCTACACCGGAGGCAATCAAGCGAGCACAATTCGTTGATAAGACCTATGTGTGGACGGGTAAATGAATCTAATCTTTGACCTTGAGACTGACGGCTTTCTAAAAGATGTTACTACCATCCACTGCCTTGCTATTCATGACCTCGATACAGAAGAGGATTACGTCTACAATGATCAGGGTTCGCAGGAACCTATCAGTAGAGGACTACAGA